GCGACGATCATTACCAACACAGCAACTCACACTGCCAAGTTTGTGAAGCTGATGGCGCTTGAGGATTCTGTGATTCATACGCTGACAGCAGAAGGAATTGACGAAAACCTTGCTGGAGGCGATGCCACTGCAATCAACTTCAATACGTCCTCTTGCATTGAGGGTCTTGTGATCACATCGGTCAGGCTGACTTCTGGCACTGTCATTGGATACATTGCCTGATGGGACTTGCTCAGTCGCTGGTTAATGCTGCAAGCAAAGTCGTCGGCAAGCTTGGCGGTGACGTGACAATTCGTTTTGTTACAGCTGGCAGCTACAACACCACGACTGGCGTGGTTGCTGAATCTGTCAGTGACACAGACGTTAAAGGTGTGCTTGAGGCTGTAAATGTTCGCGAAGTTAATGAGCTGATTCAAGCTGGTGACAAGCGTTTAATTGTCAGCGTTGCAGACTTGCCGGCAGCACCTGAAACCAAGGATCGTGTTGTCGTAGAAGGTGTAGTGCATCAGATTATTCGTGTTGTGACTCAAGAGCAGGACAACACGGCGATTACCCATGAACTCATTTTGAGGGTTTAACGATGGCACGTCAGATCAGGATTGATCAGATTGCAGATCTGATGGAAGAGGAAATTCAAGAGGTTGTAAAGCTGACTGCGATTAGCTGGACGCAGCAAGTAAAAGAGCAGACGCCTGTAGCCGAAACTGGAACACTGCGGAATGCGTGGCAAACAAACATTGGCAAGCTTCAGGCTGAAATCACAAATAATGTGGAATATGCAGAGCCTGTCTTGTATGGAAATAATTTGCCTGCAAGCTGGCAGGGTAAGTATCGAACACGCCAAGGCACTATTCCTGGCTTCCCTGATTTGATTGGCAAAGAAATTGCAACTAATGAAGTGCCTAAATTTATTGCAGCATTCAGGAGGCGTAACTGATGGCTGCTGCTGACCTCAACACCATTCGATCTGTATTGGAAAGCAGGTTGGCAACTGAGCTTGCCAGCAGCCCTGTAATTCCAGTTGTGTTTCACAGCATGGCCTATGAGCCAACGCCTGATAGCTCATGGGTGCAATGCCTTGTCAGCTTTGGTGCCAGTCAGTATTTAGGCCAAGGCTTGACAACCAATTCTCAGAATCGAATGGTTGGCTTAATGACCATCAACGTTTTCAGTGCATTAGGCGTAGGGCCTGGAGCTAATTACGTTATCGCCAAGAGGATTCGTGACCTATACAATAGGGTCATTGTGTCGGGGGTTTACTTCGACGCTCCAATTGGTCCAGAGGTTTTAGCTTCGGCTTCTCCTGAGGGCTTTCTGCAAACTCAGGTCCGTGTGACCTTTGAATTCATCGAGGAACTCTGACCATGGCCACCATTCGCGGAGAACAAGGCGCAGTTCAGTTTGAAACTGGCAGCGGCAGCCTTGCAACGGTTGTTGGCACTCGCAGCTGGAGTTTGTCAACCACAAAAGAAACCTATGAAACCACGGTTCATGGTTCAACTTTTCGTTCTTTTGTTGGCGGCTTAGTTTCGGCCACTGGCACTATTGAACTGGTGTATGACCCTGACGCAACTGGTCAAGCTGGCTTGATTGAGGATGTAGTCAAAGTCAACGACGCAACTGATGCCAGCTTTGAGTTGTTTACGACAGGAACAACATCAGGCACTGACAGCGTTGCCTTTGCTGGGATCATTACCGACATGGAGATTACTTCTACTGTTGGAGAGCTAGTGGTTGTTTCCTGCAACTTCCAGACCTCCGGCACTATCACTTCCAACCTGGAGTGATAGGGCTATAGTTTGAGTGATACGTTCAAACTATTGAATGCCTGCTAACAATCGCACTGTTGATTTGCTGGTTGAGGCTTTTGACCTTAACCAGCGTCGCAAGTTCGAGTTAAAAAATGCAGACGGCGAAGTTGTCGTCGATTTGTATTTCAAGCCAATTACACGCGCAGATAGGAAAAAGGCGCAAAGTTTGGCTGGAACAGATGAAGCCTTAGACATCAGCACACAGATGCTGTGTCAGATGGCAGAGCTTGAGGATGGAACAAAAGCATTTGCGCCTGCTGACGCACCAAAGCTACAGCGCCAGCTGCCTGAGTCTGTCTTGAATGATGTTGAGCTGTTTCTGTTTGGCCTAAATCAAGAGGTTGACTTAGAAGAAGCAAAAAACGACTGAAGCAGGACAGTTGGCTCAACTTTGAGTTTTTTCTGGCCTGCGAACTAGGTATGACGGTAAGCAGGCTTCGCACGGAGTTAACCGATGCGGAGCTTGCTTATTTTGCTGCGTACTATCAAGCCAAAGGCGAAAGAGAAGAGAGGGCAATGGATCGCGCAAAAATGCGTCGGCGGTAGACTTTGTCTAGTTCTGATGGTCTGTCGTGGCAGAGTCCAACGTCAAGCTGAGGGTTGACGCGCGGAGTGCTGTTACTTCGTTGCAGCAGACTAATCGCGCAAGTAAAAAACTAAACGAAACGCTTGGCACGACAGAGCGCAAGGCTGCAACAGCTACTGGCAACATTCAACGTATGGGCGTGTCGTTTCGTACGACTGCTGCATCCATAGTTGCGATCACTGGTGCCGTTACGTTTTTTAGCCGTAGTTTGAATGTACTTGGCGAACGCCAGGCAGATGCTGCGGCATTGGCTAACGGGTTGCAAAAGCTAGGCAAAGGTGAGGCTGAGTTAAAACGGTTACAGAAAGCAGCAGATGAGCTTGGCAAGGCCACGTTGTTTAACCAGGAAGACTTTGATCGTGGTTTTGCGCTGCTGACCAGTTTCACTAGTATTGGCGTCAATAGTTTTGAGCGCGTTGCAGAGGCTGCAGCAGACGTTGCTCAAATTACAGGGCAAGATGTAAACAGTTCGCTTTTGCAGCTTGCTAAAGCTTTGCAAGATCCTGTCCGTGGCTTAACTGCCTTGTCGCGATCAGGTACGACGTTCACTGACCAACAAAAAGAGCAGATAAAAGCCCTTGTTGAATCTGGCAAGCAACTAGAGGCGCAGGACTTAATTTTGCGAGAGATTGAAACTCAGTATGGCAACGCTGCAAAAGCTGCAGGGTCTGCAGGTTATGCAGGTGCGGTTGATTCACTTGGCGAAAGTTTCAGAGATTTTCAGGAGATGCTTGGCAAAGCTGTTGAGCCTGTTGTTATTGGTGCGTTTGGAGCGTTTACCGATTTATTCAATGTAATTAGCAAAATCCCTGAGCCCGCTGGGCGCCTTGCCATTGAAATTGGCTTAGTTTCAGGCGCAGTAATTGCGCTTACTAAAGCTGTTCAAGGGTTCTTAGCTACAAAATTAGCGGCTGCAATTGGTACGCAGATTGCATTGTTCCAGACTTTTGGCGCGCAAATTTATTTGGCTGCTGCGGCGCAAGGGGTATTAAATTTAGCAGTAGCAGCATTTCCAGCAGCGATTGCGTTGCTTGCTCTTGGCAGTTTAATTAAACGGCTATATGAAACTAAAACTGCTCAAGCTCGCCTTGAGGAGGCAGTCAAGAGTGGTTCAGTCGAAATTATCAAGTCTGCTATTGCTATAGAAGAAGAGACATTATCAGTTGAACGCAACAAAGCGGCAAAAATGTCTTTGTTGGGTATAAACGCAAAGTTATTGCAGTCTCAACAGCGACTGACGGAACTGCGGGCAGCTTTGATTGAAGCTGAAAGCAAAAAACCTCAGAAAAAAGATGAGCCCGACCCAGCAGTAATTACAGAACCACCGCCTAGCGGAAGCGTAGACACAGAAGTTAAACGTTTAGAGCAAATTGCAAAATCATCGGCAGAACGTGTTCGTTCATTAGAGCAACAAACGTTGCTTGCCAGCGCGTTGACTGACGAAGAGCAGAAACAGTTTGAGCGTCAAATACAAATTGCAGATATTATTCAAAACACCAAAGGTTTTTCTGAAGAGCAATTACGAGCTGAACTTGCGGCCACTATCGCATTGCATGAGCAACAAGACGCGACCGAAGCAATTAATAAAGCAAATGAACAACGCAAGAAAAATGCGGACGAGTTAGCCAAAAAGCAAAAAGAACAAGCTGATGAAGCAGCAAAGCAGGCTAAAAAACTTGAAGACCTTTACAAGAATGTAGGCACCGCCATTGAGAATGGAATTGTTAACGGAATCATGAGTGCCATTGACGGCACAAAAAGCCTGCAGGAAAGCCTTGCAAGCGTGCTTAGGGACGTTGGCTCATTGTTCCTACAGTTTGGGGTGCGCACTGGCCTCAATGCAATAAGTCCTTCTGTCTTCCCTATGGCAGAGGGTGGTTATGTTTCAGGTCCAACCAATGCTTTGATTGGTGAAGGTGGTGAGCCTGAATACGTCATTCCTGAATCAAAGATGCGTGAAAGTATGTCGCGTTATTCACGCGGCAGTCGCGGTAGTTCTGTCATTCCAGAAGTAGGTGGTTCTGGAGCGTCAAGCGGAGGTGGTGGACTTGCTGTTGCCGCTCCAATTGATGTTCGCTACACCGTTGAAAGGATTAACAGCGTTGACTACGTGACTGCGGATCAATTCCAAAATGGAATGCAGCAGGCTGCAACACAAGGTGCTAAACAAGGTGAACAGCAAACACTGAAGCGTTTACAAATGAGTAGCAGTGCCCGCAGGAGGATTGGAATATGAGCCAGTACGCTTTAGGCCACGTCGTAAGAATTAAGGCGATTGGCGACAATGGGTTATTAACTCAGTTTAAATTTCAAAACTTTTTTATTAACAAGGAGATGACTTTTGATGGCAATCAATATACGTTTGTGCCGTTTGGTTTTTCTGGAGTCACTGTCAACCGTACAGGCGATGGACTTGAAGCGACATTAGTTTTCCCAAACAATGATCTGACCCGTGGCTGGGCAGTTACTTCCATTAGAGACCATTACATTATGGAAGTAGACGTTTTAATTGTTGATTCGGAATCAGCAACTGGTTCTCATGATCGCGTGCATAGTTACATCGGCCAAGTAGTTGGCGGTGATTGGGACAACGTTTCACTCAACTTGCTCCTCAGTTCAGTCTTAGACGCTGTTGGAACGGATATTCCAAGGCGGTCTCTAACGCGCAAACTGGTTGGCAATTTGCCTGTATCCAATAATGTCCGATTGCAGTGATCTCATTGGGATGCCGTATCGGCTTGGTGCTGACGGCAGTGACGGTCACATTGACTGCATTCACCTTTGCTACCAAGCATTGGAGCGGATGGGCATCAACGCGCCACCGTTTAAGCAGAGCTGGTATGAGGCAAGCAAATGGGAAGTGTGCCGGGATCTGATGCGGTGGGGTTTGCGAGTTGAAAAGCCTGCGTATGATGGGGACATTCTGCTACTGCCGGAAAAATCTTGGACTTTCGCAGTGACATGGCAAACGGGAATTTTGTACGT